ATTCTGACTTCTCCCGCTTGCATAGGCAAAACAATGGCTTTAAGAATGTCTCGAAGAACTTGAGACACGACAGATTTCTCCATCTCAACATACTTCCGACTAATGTCCTGAGGGACTTGGGGTCGGATGATCTGTTTCTTTATTTCCTTGTTTGCCACTTGACGTGCTTGTCTTTTAACATGTTTCTCAACTTTGGCTTCAACTTTCTTCTCCACTTTCCTCTCCACTTTCTTCTCCTTCTTGGCTTCAGTCTTCGAATGTTTCGCAGTTCTCCCAAATTGAGGAGCCCAAAGCATCAAAGGACCTGAAACATCATTGAATACGGCTGCAACTATAGCCACTGCCATATGTCCTTTGACGTTTGTAGAACAACGATCACAGACATATGCGTAGTCATCAGTCACATCCGGATAATTCGAAGCTTCACATTTGCAGCAGACCCAGGGCAATCTTCCAGTAGTAGTAGCAGATTGATACTCCATAAAAGTGATGGGATTTGAATCCGCACCTAATGTAATGGAAATAGAACTGGCCTCAACTTCTCTGGGCGGTTCGATTAGTTTCTCGAACAAACAGGCTTGCCTAGCAGCTTTATCTCTGGCTTCGGCTTTAGTGTTCGAGATACCAACAAATGTGTTGTCGATTGCATTCGTATCTTTATAAGACAAAATACACTTGAAAGTTCCTCCTTCTTCACTCATGGAAATGATAGGCTTAGCCAACTTGTTGTCAGCAAAATATTCCAATAATGCTAAAAGAGGACTTTCTTCGGCTTTGTAGACAGGACCTGGATTTGGTTCAACTCCGGATATCATAAGAAGTTTCGATATAGTGTCGGGAGACACATAATCTAAAACCCAATCTTCGTCAAAACGATCGATTGTATCTCGAAGGAATCTAGCATAGTCTACTGATCCTACTGTGAAATTGTCGTTAAGATCGCGAGTGTTATAAATGATGTTTGTAGTCCAATGAACAAAATCTTGGATAACTTGTCCGATAGGCCCACTGTCATAATCCCAGTCTTCGCCCATTCTTTGGACGATGAGGGGAACTCTCTTAGCAGCTTCCACAAGATCATAGTAGACTTGATCTTCAGGGGTAGAAGGTTGCCATTTGATAGGGCCGGAAATTATCTTCGTTTTGTAGGGCTCGTAACGGAGCTTCTTGGTGACATTTCTAAGAACTTGAACTCGGGGACCGGGGTTACATTCAACACCGCCGACCTGTAATAATTGGCAGATAAGTGATCTGGCCATTGGAGAATGATCCATCATCTCTGAATGAATAATACCTGATATCAACTCTAAGGTGATTCTATCACAAGTCTTGTCTTGGGAGTTTTGGTCGAAGGACACAAAACCAGACTCTCGTTCGGTATCAATGCTGACACGAGAAGCGAGACGAATGTGAAGATCGCGATAAGCAGAATGCATCGCCAAGCTTTTAGAGCCGCCCTTCGCCTCAACTGTAAGGTAAGAAGGGAAACTTGAGTCATTACTGACAAGAGTGAGGCGGCAAGTAAAAGTCGGGCTATGAGCAGTTCCGGACTTAGAGTAAGATTCATCAATTTTAGTAATATTTCCAGAGGGACGAGCAGCAATCTTCTCCAAAATGAGATTCTTGAAGTTCTTTTCAGCAACAGGTTTCACGAAAGAAGCACACATTATCTGAGATTTTCTCGGATTTAGGCAGAATTATATTCTGTGGGTTGCGTTCTAAAATAACCCAAAGTCCAAGTGTGAGTTACAGGACAACTACGACGCGTGTGCAGGGGAACTATCCCCTCTTCCCTTGAACTATCAAGGGGTAAGTGAAATATTTACAAGTTAAGTAATTAAATAAGTAAGTAAATTAAAGGTCAGTGGAGATTTAAATATTCTCCATGTTGATCCTAAGTGGCATGTAATCATCAGGCCTTGGGATCGAGTCTCCTTCCTCATGCGATTCAAACACTTCATAGAACTGTTGTTCACTGAGATGTCCAAAGCTCAAGTACGTAGCATACATAGCAACAACCTCCTCAGGAGGAATGTCCGTATTCGCACTAGTAGCAGCAATGGTCTCATTCACACCAATTCTATTAATCAGATCTTCATTATCTCTAATGGTTTGTGCATACTGACAGAAATGTTTGTAATCGCGGAACCGTTGGGCAATTAACTTATCAAGTTTGCGCTTGATGTTAGGAAAGAGACCTTGTCTCGTAATGGTAAGGCCACAGAACTCTCCTTCGCTCTTAACTAAGAATATAGGATCCAGATCAGTGTGCTCCAAGAGCTCTGCACGTCTGGCTTCATCGACATGAATGTTCATTTGCATTTTGTCGACATCATCTCCTTTGTAGATAAAGATCGAAGGTCCGTCTCCACGAAACACCCAGTTAGTGGTCACCTTAGCAACTCTTCCGTTCCCGCCCAAAGTCATGGGCTCTCCGGAAGTTTTGGTGAACTTAACATTAGCAGTGCCTCCAGCAGAGAAATGGAGCTTGTACGCTCTACGTAAACTGAAATAGGATTCAACGAAAAGGTATGATATCCCCAACTTCATAAGATAATATTGCTCGAGAAATTGAGTAGGTTCGCCTTGACTGGCATCAAACTTTCTCTGATCTGCAATACCATGGAAGAAGGGATTACGTCCGAACATTTTCTCGGTAACGAATCTCATCCTTTGAATGAAATCTACTTCAGCAACTCCATTATCGGTATGGGCCGTGTGCCTTCCACTCTGAAGGTCTGTTGATCTATCGTATTCGTCAATGAGTCGAGAAGCTAAACCGAAGGCAGCAACAGCATTCGGGCTCCACGCAGAAATTCCTTGACCAGCTTTGTAAAGATCGAAATCTTTAGTAGTAGTGTCTGGTTTGAAAATGGCTTTCAAATGGAACCGAATAGCTTTCTCGTCTGGCATCTCGACATCAGGGAATTGTTTATGATAGTTCTTCATGTGAGAACTCTTCATAAATTCCTGAATGAATTCAGTAACCTTTTCCTAATCTTGCCAGAATTGAGAGAAATTAAAAGCGGGGGCTTTATATTCCTCAAACCAGAGGTCGACCATTTTCATGATCAACTGTTTTCCTGTTTCTGTAAGACGCTTAAGTCTGGTATTCTGATATCGATTTGCAAGGACTTCCAACTCTTGACAAACTTTCTTCCCATCAAAGTGTTTTCCATAACCTGGTCCAATAGAAAGGTAC